GTCGTTGGCATGAAGCCAACCTGGGTTGTACTCATACGTACCTTCTTTCAAGGCTTATCGCCTTTATTAGTTTGCCGCTATGGTTACTGCACCATCAACCTTGAAGGTCGTGGTATATGTCGCTAACCCTTTGACTTCTCCGGTTGGCTTGTAGGACGTACAAAGTGCCTTACCGCTAATCTTTCTCTTGCCTGATGCTGTGCCTTTTGGATGCCACTCAAAGTCAGCAATTACGCCAACCAGGGTTCCAAAGACAGCATCAGGGCCAGAAGTGGCTGTATCGTCAAATGGGCCTGTAATACTAAACTCCTGGGATATCTCAATTCCAGCTAAAACTCGTTCCGCAGAATCGGCAAAGGTCGTTACATCCAAGGCAGTAATTTCCTTTCCTAAATCGCTGATAGACGTTACATATGCTGACATATTCCTTTGAGTTGAACCGCTATCGTCTATCTTGATTTCCGCTGTACCGGCTATTGGTGTCATTGCCATGACTAAACCTCCTCTATCGCTTTTTTCTTCAGTAGCCATTCAACATTCAATGGCTTACAACCATTTGGTACTTTTACTGTATCAGTGTCGATAATACTCCCAATATCCCAGGCTTGCCAATACTCGCTCAAAGCGTTGCCCAGGTTGTCCACAGGACTGTATTCGACAGGGCTGATAACCTTATATTGCATTAGTTGGGCACTCTGTGTAGCGCAACGGCTAAAGACACGCTACCAGACGCCGCTCCGCCGGTTACCAAAACTCTCCCCCTGGTGTACCTGTCAATATTTGTTCCAGATGCAATAACAAGAATCGCACTGGTACTACTCGTTGACGAGGAGAAAACGGTTCCGCACGTTCCTAATGCTGCGTAAGTATTATTATCAGCACTATCTTGCAGTTGGTAAACGGCTTGCTCCCCATTTGCCCCCACGGTAAATTTTATGAATTGAGCGAAAGCAGTTGCACCAGCTGTCGTTGTTCCACCGTGGTCGACAACTCCGAAACTCCCATTGTTTGTATACGTTCCATCCGCCAGTTGGGTTATTGCTTTTGTCAACGCACCGTCAGTCCTGATAATAGCCGTTTGTTTTGCAAGTTCCCCAACGACTCCGCCTATTTTATTATCAACAGCCATCGCCGTACCACAATACGCTGCGCCACCAGATGCAGAGCCAAAATGAACACTCACCACCTGGTTTGTGCCAGCTGCTGAACCTAACAGGTTTTTCATCGCATTGTCGAGCGCCTGGGCGTCGTCATCGTACCACCCAGCCCATTCTATCTGGTCTGTCCGATGTCCTGTAAGAATCCGCTCGGCAGAGTCTACCAGGGCAGTGTTATCCAAAGCGTTTGCCGACAACGTGATGGAAACGCTTGTGGTATGCGTACCTGGGTTGTACCCACCAAAATACACTCGTAGCTTGTCGGATGAATATTTAGCCACTCTTGAACCTCCTTTGGATATCCCTCACCGTGTCTTTCAACAAACGCTCGATATCGCCTAATGAATCCTTCAAAGATGTCGTCATTACTTTTTGCGCTTTTGTGCCTCGCCTGGCTATCGCCCTGGCCACAAGGAAAGCGCCGGTTCTCCCCCTGGGGAAACCATGCCTTCTTGCCCAAGGTTGCAAAGCTGATAAGGGCGGCCAATGGGGCCTTGTGCCAAATTCTATGAAAGGTGCATACACCAGGTTGCTTCCTATAATAGACCGTAGTTCCTGAACTTCTGTTTTGATGCTAGACCGATAACGGCCCGTATCAACTGGCGCACGTTTTTTCGCACGGCCCTCAACCGTGAATCCAGCTTTCCTTAGAAAGCCATCAATTGGTTGCCGATAGGTAACAGGGTCGGTCAATGCCTTTTTGAGGATTTTATTTTCTTTGATAGTAAGTTTTAGCATTACGCCACCGTTTTCCAAACATCGATAACAAAGTCTGCGGCAAAATAGAATCCGCCCCACATTTCACGACGATTTACGTTTTCAATGGACATCAGGGTGTGACCGTCGCAAGTGCTATTCAGGGAGTTCGATTGTTCTAGAGCGTACTTCACTCCGGTTGTGGCGGTGGGGTCAATGATGTCGTATAACAAATCAAATCCGTGCTGGTCATCACCGCTTGCTACCAGGACAACCAGGCGGATTGTGGAGCGGAAACTGTTACCGCCAAAATTCATGGCTGGGTCAATATCATCCACTAATACCGCTACGGCTGGAAAAGCGTTGACCGTGTCTGGTGGATGGTCAAACACTTTCTGGACTCCGGACATATTGGTGCTGAGGGTTGTGACTATCCCATCTGCGATATCGCCAAAATTGCTCATGCTATCGCCCCATCAACTCTCCGTACTCGGCTCAACATTTGCTTGACGTCGCTGTCTAATCCACCCCGAAAGGTGACCATTTGGCCTGTCTCCGGAAAGCCAACTTCATTGGCAAACCCACTATCTTTTCTTCTCCAGATCCTAGCAGCCTGTATAAATGCAGCCTGGCTGACGTCAGATGGGTAATTGACGACGTTTATAGTGCCACCGCTTCCATGCGTTCCAGCTGTACTACCGTTTACGGCCCGAATAACCGTGTAGGAAGTGCTGGATGCTTGCGTTACATACATTTGCTCGTTATCTAAAACAACGGTATCGCCTACATAAAAGTCTGAGGTTGAAACGGCTCCGTTGACAGGTAACGTAGTTACAGCTGCATTTATCGAGGATGAACAAGCCACGTTAGCCAGGGTGACTTTTCGTGCGTAACCGAACGTTCCTGCAAGCTGGTAATTAGATAACCCAAAAAGAAATTCCTCTTGGGTTCCAACCGTTTTGTCGCTTATAACCAACTGCGTGTAAGGTTTGCCACCCCAATCAGCCGTAGGATTAGCGTTCCTGGGATACTCATAGTAATCACTCGTCGCCCAGGTTGTATCGAATGTTCCATCGTTATTACTATCTTCTTTTAGATGGGTAATCTTTACGGTATCAGGAACTATGATTATTGAATCACCTGGGCCATCTAATTCGAGGGTTTCGGTCGTATGATAAAAATGCCTTCTTGTGTATCCGTCTATTTCCCTTGAAACAGCTTCAGTTACCAGGCGTAACGGCAAATCGTATGTCGTTCCTGTGCCTAAGTTCAAGGCTCCATCCCTTTTGAGGGTCAAGACACTGATGTAACTGTTCATTGTTCACCACTTTATTTGGTTGGTATGGTAGGTTCATTTACGCCATTCAGGGAATGTTGCGATTGGTTTGAAACACCAGCTATTTTTTCCGCAAGCCCAAGAACAATCGTCATGGACTCAAGCCCTTGCACGGAAACCTGATTCAACATCTTCCAAATATAGAGCAATTCTTCTTGTGTCAAATCTACTTTTGCCACAATTCTTTATCCTGTTTTTATTGCAATGGCTTTGCTTATAACTGAGTTCACCGCAGTCTTTTCAGCGTCGCTGGCATTGGTTACTGGTACAAATGCCTGACCGTGGGAATCAATGGAAGCTGGCGAGGTTGAATCATCTTCCACTAACCATCGGACATCGGCCACTAACGAGCCGTCAGCCTGTACAGCAATCGTTTTTACAGAATATGTGGTTCTGGATAACGCCATTATGAACCTCCCTGTTTGAGCAATTTCATTTCTAGGTTAGCAAGTCTATCTTCATAGCTTTTTTGAGCGTCTCGGAACCGGATTCCAAACTGCACAATCGTTGAGGTCAAGAGCATCGTGAGTTTCGACATATTGACGAAAGCCCTAGAATCGGTGTCCTCGTTGTAGCGAACCAATCCCATTCCTTCCATCGCCTCTTTGTTGTAGGCCAGGATTTCCGAGAAGTTTTCTTTCACCTGGGATTTAGGGTTGTCCGCCCTGGCTAACGATGTCCTCAAGCTATCCAATAATTCTATGTCGTCGTAATCGTCAAAAGCCGTCCATGCCGTTCCGACATCCTGGTGGGAATTACCGTCAGAGTCGAAAATGAATCGTACGCTGGTCGTGTTGTTCCCAATGGTCAGAATGTTTTTATCTGCGCCAAATGCCCCTCCGCCAACTCCACTTAACCCATAGGCGTTGAACATAAAGGGAGCAACGGCAGAACCACTTCTGGTATCATCGGTAGCCGCCCCAACATCAAAGAACATCCCCACTTGACCAGTAGCATCGCAAACTGCGCTAAACCTTGCGCCTCCTAGAGTCGCACTCTGCTTCTTTACAGAAAGCCATACGTCAGTCGGGTGGATATTTGTGTGACCATGAGCGATATCGCTGCTCTTTATTTGTATGGCCGCTGTATCGGTGGCCGCCTGGTCTATAACAATGGTTCCTGTCGTTGGGGTTAGGGTTATACTTCCTGCACTGGTTTTCAAAGCCCCAGCGTCTGTTAGGGTAATATCTCCTTCAAGAAACAAGTCTTGAAATGCCGCTGTTGCGGAACCTATATCAACAGCATCATCTGAGGAAGGAAGGATATCGGAGCTAAATACACGCCCTTGGCTAAATGTTATTCCCATTATTATCTCACCCCATAGTAGTCAATGCCTTCACCATCCTCAGAAACATCTAAATAAATATCAGATATTGTGAGGTAAGGTTGGTTATAAGAATCCCATGAAATCGATTGGCCCGCAGTAAACCCTTTACTCGTAGAACTCGATACATCAGAACCACCAATAAAGATGGTTCCGGTATTGGCGGCTCTGGCGATAATGAGAAGAGAGCGAGCTTTGCCTGCGGTTGCGGAATCGAGTGCGACGGCGGTTCCACCATTAGTGACTGCGGTTCCTATAAGTAAATTGGGCGTACGGCTAGTTATTGTTCCAGCCATTCTCCACCTCCACGACTAGATTGGGCTATCCACCACACCACCACCGGTTTTCAATTTTTAGTAAAAGAAAGTTATCCGTTCAGTAATCTTTCTCGCCTGGCTGAAGAGCGGTAGGCAGACCGGTTCTTTATTTTTGGTTGATGCCCCCTGGAAACGTGCGCTGACGTCTGCATGACCCGATTAGAAGGTGGCTCCGCCAGCGCTGTATTTTCATATGTTTGCTGGGCAGATAATTCACAAGAATGTTCACCTGGCTTCAACTCGGAGCTTACGTCGCATAGTTTACCTGGGTGGCCTTCCACCACAACTCTACCGACTTCTTCGTTGACATCCAGGACGATTCCCACTTGAAATTGGTATACCGTCCCAGATGCCACATCTTCGTATCTGTGTTGCTTATGTGCGTAAACTAGCACGATAAGCCTCCATTCTTTCGCAGAATACCTCTGCTAAATTTTACTAGGTTCCGACTATGTAATAGGCAACCGTCATGGCCCCAATAGCAGTGCTTGTGACTGTATCGGTGTGCTTTCCGACGATGCTGTTATTGGTTCCGGTTCCACCTGGGCCAAGCAAGAACCACAACTTATCTTCGCCACCCTTTATAGCACTAGCTGCTACGGTTCCAAGAATCTCCTGGACGTAATGAACGCCCTGGGTTAGAGTTCCGCCGTTTATCAGGCCATCGCTAGAACCAGTACCATCATCGCTGATTCCCAAATCCATTGTTCCGGTTCCGCCAGTTGTAAATGTGATGTGAACCTGGGCAGCGATTGTGCTGGCTTCTGGATTTATCCAGGAAAACCCAGCGTCCGCCTGGCTGGTTGCGTTCATAGCAACACGAGCTACAGACATGGCTCGATAATTAGCAGAACCTGACGCTGGAGTCATCGCTTGCACGATTACAGGCGTCGGGTCATTGAGTTTTATATTTACTCGCATTTTCGTTGTCTCCAATCAATCAGAATTGTTACCTAGACTCCGGTAATGTTGTACTGCAATGCGGTGTGGGTCGCTGAACTTCGAGTTCCGCTTCTCTCCTGCAAGGCAATCCTAAAGCTGACATACATTGTTGTCTGGCCCTTACCAGGTTCTCTGTCCGTTTCCATTGTAATCTGTCGCCGGAAACCTGTCCGCCATTGGCTCGTATTGAGCGTAAGCAATCGTCCTGTATCAGCTGCGTTCCCAGCACTTGTAATTTTGCCATCGGCGTCAGCGATTCTCATTTGTTCGCTGTGGAGGTACGGCTTGCCGTACACGTTTAGAATTTCACCGGTGCTAAGAGTTGCACGAGCGCCAGCGACATCAACGGTTTCAAATTCAGCAATCGACAGGGAGCGAATAGCAGTCCTGACATCGCTTATGAAAACCACGTCGCCTCTGCGCCTGGGTGCAGCGTACTTGTCGAGTTTTGCCATGATTTCGTTGAACATGTCAGCCGAAACTCCGGCATTGTGGTTGTTTGATTGGCTTGTGTTGTCCACCAGGGGAAGATGGATTATGCCATCCCATCCCAGTAGCCATTGCGCCTTGCCAGCCGTTGAGGTGCTGATTGTTGCGCCATCTGCATTGATGTTGTTGGTCGCAGTTTGGTCAGCGTTCAAAAGAACGTCATCAATAACCTCGGCAGCGTTCCGCACCAGGTTTCGCCGGAGTTCTGGAACTAAGGCGATAATGGCGTCCTCATTCAACTCGTCGGAGAAAGGCACACCAGTTTTCAGCCCTTGTGCTGTCAACGTTATTTTAGAGGTTGAAGGGTCAGTTGTGAGCGACTGAACATTTTCGCTGATTGGATACCAGTTCGTGTCGCCGAACTGAGTCGGGATGTCGAATGGGTTGCTTGGCATAGGAACTTGTTGCAACACTGGGAGAATAACGGTGTCCAGGTTGACGTCCATCCATAGCGTAGCCGCTTCGATTGTCGGCACTAATTCGTCGCCAGAGCCTGATGTTGTAGAGTCAAGCGCTTTGCCGTGGGCTTCCATCATTCCAGCCCTCCAGCCAGCAGCTGCCGACCGGAAGTTCTGCGCCCCAGCCACGCCAGGGTGCATGATATCACGCCGCTTGATAGCATCTTCTTCCCAGGCCATGAGTTTATCCACGGTGACGCTGTCGGATAAATCTTTTTTAGACCCAGCCAACATATCACGCATGCCGCCACTCATCTGGATTCCCCTAGCTTCTCGGCCCTCCATAATGGTGCTGAGAATTTTCAGGTCTAACGAGTCAAACCCAGCGACCCTTCCTGTGGGTACTCGGAACTGTCCGCCAGGGTTGGAATGATTCAACCTTTCTCGCCGGAGTTCCTTCATCGCCGTTTCGACATTTTCAAGGATGCCAGCCATCCGGTGTTGCTCCTCTTTGAGAGGTTCAACCCCATTAGTGACTTTGTCCTCGACGTAGGATTTCATTCCCACGATTTCTTGTAACAAGGCATCAATTTCAGTTGCCATAATGGCCTCCTTATTTCGAATATATTCCCGTAATAGCTTCTCGCAAGCGCTTCATTTGGTCGTCTGTTATCTTCCCATCAACTTCCAAATCTAATGTCCTGTCCTCTTTTGCTTCTGCGATTGGTTCGTCAGTAAGCAATGATTCCAAAACTTTTTTGGCTTCCGCTAGCGAACTCATATCCGCCTTAGAAAGCACTCGGACAATGGTGTCCGTTTCTAAACCTTTGGACATGGCTTCGGGTGCTACCTCTTCGCCATCGCCATCCTCAGCTTCTTCACCTGGGGTGGCTTCGTCCTCAGATTCTTCCGCCTCTTCCGCAGCGGTTTCCTCTACGGCAATTTCTTCAACTACTTCTTCGGCCACCGCTTCTTCGGCAAGATCTTCCCTGTGTTCCTTTTCTAGCAATGGGGTACTCGCTAACATCAAACTATACTCCTCTCCTTTTCTTGCTAAATTTCCTACCGGTATTTCGCCCAGAATGTACACCTGGTTCGGATTACCCATTTCATCAAGTGCTTTTCTGAGGGCTGCCGGATGTGCTGGTATTGAAACCGCACTTATTTCCAACAATTCTTGTTCCAGAAATTCAAAACTTCCAGCCATGCCTTTGCTATTCCGTTCTTGAACGTTCAAGGCCCGAAACCCAACGGATTCCGCTCGCATAATCCTACGTTCAAATTTGCCATGTATCTCTGCCCCCAGGGGAGACTCGTCATCCCACTGAACCGTATTCAGCAACTGCCTACCATCAACCCAAACCTTTGGCACAATCCCGATTGGAGGGATGTTGTAATTGTGCTGGAACATAAACACTGGATTACGCTTAAATTGTTTTAGGTTCCAGCCACCCACTCGGATAACATCGCCCATTCTATCTTCGGATTCTTCTGAGGCGACAAACACCTGGGGAGATTGCATGTCTGTGGATGATTGAGGCGCTTTGGGGAGAGCATATCCTGTTGACTTGTAAATTACTGGAGCGTCCGCTCGTCCTTCTGTGTAGTCTCGTATTGAGGTCGCTTCATTTTCTCGGAGTCGTTTTTCTAAGTCCATTACATCAATTTTCATACGCACCTACTCTAAAAAAATACCCAACTAAAACGAACCTTCACAGTTCTTTAGTCGGGCATTGGCACAAGCCTGGCTGTGCAACCCTGGAGAATTACATTGCGGAAAGTTTCTCAAACAATACACAATCTGTCAAGCGTTACAAAAAACTAGCCATCCGGTGGTAAATCGGATGGCTAGTAGGGCAAGGGGAAAATAGCTAACGTTACCGTTTATTCTGATGCCAGGCTAACGCTATCTTATCACGTAATTCATAGGCTTTACAAAAAATCACGAATCGCATTTTATGCCTCCTTTCCAATTTTTCTGCTTCTTTGTCTTGCTTTTTCCTCGGCCTGCCTACATCGGGCAGAGCAGTACTGGCGTCGGGTATGACTTGAATTTTTAAGAAACACCTTACTACATTTTGGTCTTTTGCATTGAAAGACCGATAATGCGTAGACTTCGCTGGCTCTTATGTCATCTACTTTCCTCGCTAACACTAAAAGAAATTCAGCATGTTCTCTTAGTTCTGCTGGAGTTTCCATCCGACTACCATCTTTGTTGGTAGTCATGCTTCCAATCGTGCCATTTGAATATACCGTGGCATGGTATCCGTTGACTTCAACCACTTCTGATAAAACTGGGTACTGCTCCATTACGCACCTACCATCTTCCAATGTTACTTTAGCCATTATGAATCCTCCTTTCCCAATACTATCGGTTTACCTGAAACGGTTTTTCGATTGCTTCTCTTTTCATTTCGTGCGGAGGTCACATAATGCCATTCCCTCAAAGACGCATTGCGTGCCCACCTTTCAACACGACGCTTGGACTCTTTCGCTCTATGCCGTTCATAGTCCTCGATGCCATTTTCTTTACTGTGGGCTTTAGCGTTCTTTATCATCTTTTCAGCTCTATAATCATCGTGAGTCCAGTAATAAATCGTATGGTAAGAAACCTGATACATTTCCATAATTTCAGATATCCATTGGGCTTTGCTATGAACTTCTAAACCTGATTGCCTACGCTTCATTATTTCGCTTTTGGTATGGAATGGAAGGGCTTGTTCATAGGCTCTTCGGATATCTGCTATGTCTTGAGCCATCAGTTTTTTTCGTAAGTCTGACGTTTCGTGTAACTTCGGATATTTCATTTTGCACCTACTTTTTTCATCCGTTACTATTCGCAAAATTCACAAACATAATTAGTGTTTGCCTCAATCCATCGACAATACCCTTCAGGCGTCATCCACTCAGGGCGATTTGCCAAAGTAAACACTTTGACGCCGTGCCCACATTTTGCCGTTATTACTTTTCCTGTTTGCCGGTTGCCGACGTTGGTATTAGGAACCCTCCCTTTCCAGGAGTTACTGATGCTTCCGTATGGGTAACGTTGTTTTACCACTCGGATGTCTACTGACACAGCCTGGCTCCGCCTGGCACTCCACACGGTAACAAATTGTCTCGGGCGTCCATACCAAGTGCCAATATCTTCACTTTCCCAATCAACGAGAACGGCGTCGCCCTTTATCATCACTAACCCACCCTTGGTGGAATATTTCCGAGTGGCTACACCCACACTCCACCCATCGCATTTGCCGACGTACTGTGGGTAACGCACGGCGATGTCCTTCAAGGATTTTCGCAAATCATTTTCTGTAACTAACATTACGCATCCCTCCCATAATCACCGAATCCTTCCACCTCTATAATGTTCCACGTTCCACCCTTGACAGGGATGAATTCGCCATTATGGAATAGCGTATGCGGCTGGTAGTACGGTGTAAATACGGTATGGCCGAGCCTTTCCAACCGTCGCTTTTGTGCTATTGCTTGCTCTTGGGTTCTGTACCTATATTGCGTTGCCATTCTGCACCTCGTTTTAGATTTCCACCGCTGGGCTTGCCACCAGCGAGCGGTTTACGGCCTTGCCTGAGCAAGGCTGGCTCACCTAGGCTATCCACTCCAATTCCTTGAATCCCAAATCCTCTACCATGTAGTAGACTTCATCGAGTCTTACAATGTCGCCAACTGACATGGAACCGTAGCGATTTCCGCCTGTCATGTCCGTAACTGCTGGATTATTCTCAGGACATCGGCCAATATCGACTCTCTGCATTGCCATAAATGCGAACTCTAAAGACGCTTCAATATCATCCCCTGTTGTGGAAATATCTGCTACGTGGTGGAAGAATCTGGAAAAATCGTCATTCCCAGATACCCATTTTTCGGAACCGAAACAGACGAGATTTCGATGAAGCTCCATGACAGGAGAGGGAAGTCCATTGTTGAGTTTGTCTATATCTTCTTGCGATATCTTGATTTGGAAAAGACTCATTTGTTTGTTCATTTTGCACCTCCTACCTTTCTCAATTTCATGATACCACTTTGTTATAACAAAGTCAAGGATTTCGTTCCTGGTTTTAGCAAGATTCGGGAAATTCATGGTAAACTTGGGGATGGAAAAAAAGCCCACCAGGGCAGTCTTTTTAGACAGGGATGGAGTTATCCTTCCGGATAAAGGCCATTTACTGACCGTGGATGCGATGACAGTAACCAGGAGAGTAGCGACTTGTTTGAAGGAGTTACGAGAAGCCGGCTATTTGCTCATTGTTGTCACAAATCAATCCGCTATCGGGTATGGGTGGCTGACATTCGGAACCTTGAACGCCATCCACGCCAAAATGCAAAAAGAACTCCAGCGAGGTGGCGCTTACATCGATGCGATATACACATGCCCCCACACGGCCCAGGATGGATGCCTCTGCCGGAAACCTAAGCCTGGTTTGTTCAAACAAGCTATCGTCGAATATAATATTGATGCCTCTCGTTCCTGGATGATTGGCGACAGGCACAGCGATATTGCAGCTGGTCATAACATTGGCGCCTGGAGTCTACTTGTTCAATCCCCAGACGATTTAGAAAAAGCTGTGAAATCCATACTTGCTATCTCAGACATTTTGGCAGCCAAAATATGAACGCATACTGAATGGGCATCCTCTATGGCCCCATAATCATTAGAATTCAAAACAACAGCGGCATTACACCTCACAGCTGACTTTCCTCCGCCAAACCCAAGCAAACCGAATGTAATCATTTCCGACGATTGAGCCGTGTCAACAGCGTCCAGCACATTGTCGCTATTTCCGCTTCCGCTGATGACAAACAAAATGTCCCCAGGTCGTGCCACCTGGTTCAAGATGGCTGACGCCGCTGTACCATAAGACATATCGTTCGCCCTGGCGGAATATAAGGATGATTCAGCCATCAAGTCGTGGGCAGCTACCTTGTTGTCCACCAGGTGAAGCACCAGGTGGCTCGCATTTGCGTGGCTTCCGCCATTGCCCAAAACCCACACATGGCCCTTGAATCTCATAAGGTGGAAAGCAACAGCGTCAAGAACCAGTTCGTCAATGTCAGTTAGGGCTTCATTTACTTTTTTGAGATACTTTGACACCATTGTCATAGAAGTACCGTATCCTTTCCGCCACGTACTCAATTTGTTCTCGTTTCAAATACTGATGTATTGGCAAACTGATGATACGTTTAGACTGCCATTCCACATTCGGCAAGTCATCCCATCTTCCGCCCAGGTATGCGTACCCTGGCTGCAAGTGGATAGGAATAGGATAGTGAACCTTTGTTTCAATCCCCTGTTGCGCCAGCCAGGTAACTAACTCATCCCTCCGCCCAACGGTTATGACGTAAGTGTGGTACACCTGTTTGATATCTTCGTTCCGTGGTGGAATGATGACACCGGTGGCTCCGTCCAGAAGCTGG